CACGTGGAGCGCTGAAACCGAAGGCGGACGGCTGGCCGAAGCTGAGCGCGACCGTCTGCTTGATGAGGCCGACGAAGCGGACTGCTGCTCGTGTCACATCAATCCGCCGTGCGGCTTCTGCACCCGCGAAGCCGACGCGGAAGCCTAACCCCCTCACATCACAGGAGCGAATAATGGCTTCTCAGGAAAACGATCGCGCGCAGATGGATCGCATCCGCGCCTTCCGTGGCCTCCCCCCGCTGCGCGACACACGTCAGCTTATGTTTGAGCAAGTGGCGGCTGCTCGCTGCTACATTGACCGGGCAAGTGGCACGACCAACCCGGCCGCTCAGCGACGCGACGAGATGCACGCTTTCATGTCGATTTTCCACCCGGAAGTACCGGCAGAAAAGGTGCGCCAGATGGCCTCGCAGGTATCGGCATGAGCGCTCCTCAGACCTTCCCAAACGCACAAACAAAGGAGAATTTATGTTCATAACCAAACGCCACCACAACGAAACCCTAGCCGCCGCACACGATGAAACACGGGTGTTGGAACGTCGATTGCGGGCCGCTGAAAGTATTATTGCCAATAAGGATGCGGCAATTGCCACATTGCAACAGCGCGTTAATTGGTTGGATGCGGCGTACGATCATACACAGGATGCGTTGCAAAGCGCGGAAGCGGTAAGCCATTCGCTCCGTGAGCGGCTTGCGCCGTTTGAACGGGTTCGGGGGAAGGGTGGGAGGTTTGTTTCTGCCAAGCCGGTTGAATACGATCCGGTTCGGGCGGCTTTTAAGGGGGAGTGTGGGTGACAATTTATTAAATATTTTGATAAGGGATCGTTGATCCCGTTTTGATTATTTGATAAGGCGTTCCTTCTTAATCTAAGGAACAGCGCCTTTGTCACGCCCAGAAACATTAAAAGATATGTGCCGCAAATGGCTTAGATACGAGCCGTCCACAGGAAAACTTTATTGGAATGAGCGGTCACCAGAAGATTTTGTATTTAGGGGGAAGTCGAAGGTAGAGGCGGTCTGCAATAGCTGGAACGCTGGTAATGCTGGGAATGAAGCATTTACCGCCGAAATGAAGCCCTATAATGGCGGCGGAGGATATAGGTATGGTTCTATTGGTGGAAGGCCTATTTCTGCTCATAGAGTTATATGGATGATTTTTTATGATGAAGAACCTTTAGTAATTGATCACATCAATGGAGATAGATCAGATAATAGAATAGAAAATTTAAGAAATACTACATTGGCGGAAAATAATAAAAACAGAAGAATTAGCACTAGAAATAAACATGGACAAAGCGGAGTTGATTTTTGGAAGCCCAGGCAAAAATGGAGGGCTAGAGTATGGAAAGACAATAAGGGAATTGTTATTGGCTATTTTGACACTAAAGAAGAGGCAATATCAGCTAGAAAAAAGGCCGAACCCCTTTATGGGTATCATCAAAATCATGGAAAGCAATTTGCTGGATATGAAGTTGCCAAAAGTCCTTTGCAGGAATTCATGATAACTTATCCAGATTGCGATTTCAAAACAGCAAAAAAAGCTTTTGATTGGTTTTCTAGGATTCGCGTCTACAACGACATTCAAAATATGTCCCGCAAGGATCACTTTGGATAGACATAACCAACCACCACGACCCACCATACGGCCCAGTTTCAGCACTCAACTTACAATCCGTATCAACAGCCGCGCCAAGCACAATAGCGCGCCTATCACTATCAGCAGCACCTTCCGCTGCCCGCATAGCCTCGGTCATGGCGTCAATTTGTATGCGGCAAGGCGTGGCGTTCGTTACCGTGCTGGGTTCGCCGTAGCGATCGAAAACCGTCAATTCGCTATAGACGGTGCCGGGGAGGTAAAGTGGGGAAAAGATGCGCTCTAGAAGGGCCGCGCCCCCGCCGTCCAACAAACTCATAGCCCTACACCGCCATAGGCCCAAGCAAACGGCAAATCAGTAGCCGCCCCGGCATACCCGCCACACCCGTTACCCGTCGTCAACGGCCCACCAAACAACCGGGCCATAAGCGCGTAGAAGCGACGGCCGTATGCGGTGGTGTCAAACTCACTGCCGCCAGCCCCAGCCTCGCTAGCAAAAGTCACATCCAGCGTGCCCGACTTCAACCGGGTAACACCAGCCGCGCGATAACTCGCAATCTCCGCATCACCGCCGCCCAAGCCATCTTCAACAAGATAATGAGCCGTTAGCAGCGACTTGGCATAGGTATAATCCGCGCCCCAGCCATCATCTACCCGAGACGCGGTGCGGTCAATGCGGCGCTGAATTACCGCATCGTCCACGTTGGCGAATTCGGGGAAGTCCGCCTTTACGTCGGCGGGGGTTGGTTCAGCCAATGGCATCCTCAACCGCCTTCATAACGCCCTTACGGGGTCCGCCTTCACGCTTTTCTTCGGCATCACCGATAGCGGCGGCGTTATCCTTGTCCACCTTGGCGATCACGTCGGCCGCGTTGCCTTTGACCAGTTCGGCATAGTCAACGGGAGGCGTGTCGCTGTCCACGGCATCAGCCTCGGCTTCATCGCTCCCGTTGACCCCTTCGTCGGACGAGCCGACTTTAACCCACTTATACCCGCCAGCCCCATCCGGCCGCTCACCGGCAACGGCCATACCGACGTACCAAGCGCCATCGGGCAGCGCCTTGTAATCAGCGCCGTTGGGATCATTGGACAGCGCGAGCCACGGACGCTCTAGCGGCATATCTTCCTTGAAGTGATCCGCCCAATCCGCACCGGCGTTAGCGCGGGACTGTACCCGCAAGCCGTCGATTTCAGCGGCTGCGTCACGCTCATCGGCGCTCACGTTGGTGAAATTGGCGGTGGAGCCTGCGTCGACAAAGCAAAGTTCTCCGCCAGCATAAATGCCGCGCGAACCCTTGGTGGTATTCTTAACCCGAATTTCCATAATCAACCCCTATCCTATTACGCCGCTAATTCCAAGTATCGGCCATCGGAAAACTGTAGTGGATCGTTGTTTGAAAAAGTCAGCACGCCAGCAGGTAGCAAACCATCGATCCACCCAAATTCGCCGTCACTCTCAATCTGAATAACGCACGTGCCGTATTCCGCGTTGCCGCCCGCTGTGACCTGAAAGCTAGTCACCATCGCGGCACCGGCCCAATAGCCCTCATCAATCTTTGCGCCGGTCGCGGGCTCTAGAAACTCGAACCGCATGTTTGACGACGTGGACGCTGTTGTCAGCGAGCGGATCAACGCGGCTTGGGTGCGATTGTAGAGCGCGTTAAGCGTAATGCTGAATTGACGGCTGGTGACTTGAAGGTTGCGGCTAGGAATAGCCTCGGGGTTCTCGCAATCGTCAAGAATGTCGTCGGTCGTGTTCTTTTGATAGTTGAACGATTTGGACGTGCCACCGCATATTTTGGTGAAGATTTCAGGCGATGCGCCGTTACCCACCAACACCGTGATGTAGGACGATTTCAGGCGTTGGGGGTAGGTGGGCATGTTTTGGTTTATAGCAGAGTTATTTCTGCTCTCCTACACCTGAGACGTGGGGGTGATGGTCATTACGCTGTGCTGCCGTAAACCGCTTGCCAGTCAGTTCCTGCTACATGGCTAGTGCCCGTCGTAAGACGCGCCCATCCAAGCAAAACTTTTCCAGCCACTGGAGCGGACATAACAGCAGCAATAAATGTACCCGCCAAGTACTGTCCGCTAGTCGGCTGAGCGGCGCGCGGCGTATCCTCCAGGACCCGCAGGTTGGGCGAGCCCTTGGTGATATTGTCCGATCCGCGCGCATTACGGAGGACGTTGTTGTTACCCGCACGCGCCCACCAAGCGATGTGGTAGCCCTTGGCATTGGCGTCGGACACTTCGCAGTCGAACGCGCCCAATCGTCCGTCGTCAGGCTTGCCCACGAAGGCAATTGTCGCTCGGCCAGACACCGTATTCTGCCCCGAGGCGACCAGCGGCCGCACGATCTTGATGTACCGATAAACCTCACCAGTGGCCGCGCTAGAGATGCAATTGTGATAGTCGGGGATGGTTGCGTCTCCCAAACCGCCCGCAAAGCCCTCATACCAAGCATCAACAATCGCAATGTTACCATCGTAGAACGTGCCGCTGGGATTGAAGTCGCTTAGCTGGCGCGTGACTCTTGCGGCGGGCGCTTCGATTGTCACATTGTTGAGCGCTGCGCTGTTGAAGATCGGCTTAACGAAGCAAATGTCGCCCGGTCGATCGAGAACCAAATTCTCGCGGTTCAGGTAACTGTCGAAGTTGGTCGCGAGGATTTGCTGCGAACCAGGCCCGACGTACAGGCCAACGTCGTTAAGCTCGACGTACAGATTGTCGATGCGGGTAAAGTCCGATCCGCAGACCAGATTTACGCCGTACCCGAAGCCTCCCACGCGAACATTTTGGATCAGTCCGTGACCCGAGCCCGTGTCACGGATCGCCGACCCGAAGCGCGAGCCATGATTGCTAGTGCTCAAATAGCTCGTATTGTAAATCGCAAGGTTGGTTATCTCCCAATCTTGCGCCGCTCCGTCAAAAACCGTTCCTGCTGGAATGGATGTTACAGGCGCGCCAAAATCAAGGAAGGCGGCGCTGGTCTGTACAAGGAAATGCGTAGAGCGTCGCCCTTGCCCGCGAAGAGAAAGTCCTGAGAAGTCCACCAGCGCAGTGAAGCCGTTCGGAAAAGCGAAAGCCCCAGCCTCGAATAGAAGCACGGCTCTATTCTGGATGCGGCCATTGGTGTTGCTAAGCCCTATAGCCGCTTTTGCCTTGGCTATTGCAGTCAGCAAGAGAGTTGCGTTGTCGTTGCGCCGAGCAATATCTTCCGCCGACGCCCCGCCTCCAATTGCAGACGCAGCCAGCGCAGGACGCAAGGGCACCTTGATATATGTAATGTCGATAGCCGCACGCGCCACAGGATCAGGTGCCGTGATACCCGCCGCCACCTTATCAGCATCCGAACGCCCCGCCATAGCAGCGCCCGTAGCGTTAAAAAATTCCAGCTTCTCCGCCGCATTCATATCAGCAAGTTTAGTCACGCGGCCAACTCCAAAAATTGAGCGTCGGAGAATTGAAGGGGTTCATTATTGCTGAATACCAAGGCAAGCCGTGGCACTCGTCCGTATTTATCAATCACAGCCCGAACGGCAGCGTTCAATTCATCCCCATTGGAAGGAATGTAACCCAACACGCCCGCCAGCAAATCGAACGTGTTGCCAATCTGATCGCCACCGCCTAATAATCCCGTCATGCCAGCCAAGCGTTCGGCAATGACGCGAAGCGCAGTGGCGATAGGATCACCCGATGGCATCGGCACATAATCCGGTGCCACAAGAGCTAGGGCGGCGTTAAGCTGATCTGCTGTGTAATCGCCGCCCGTAGCCATGTTGGTTACGCCGCCTGCGTAATGCCGTCCGCGTAGCGGATTGCGCCGGTGAGGCGGATTTGCGTGCCACCGGTGCGCGCGATACCTGCGCCCTCAAACGAAAGAATGCTACGGCTGCGGATCGGCAGCAGCATGAACGGCATCGGCAGCGAAAACCGTACAACCTCGGGAGCGTTGCGATACGCCACCATACGGCCATTGCCGCCAGCGCCTGCGGTTTCCAGTTCGGGGATCGACTGAATATCCAGCGCCTGCCCGGTTTCGGCCGTGAGAATGTTGTTCTCACGCAGGAAGCGCAGGATGGTCAACGAACCATCACCGTTACCGAGGCGCACCGAGGAAATATAGCGCATCGCAGACGGAGGCAGGCGCAGCGTGTCGGCATATTCGATGTTTGCCGTCGCGGTCGGGATGCCCCCAAGCAACGTGTTCACGTCGAACAAAATCTGATCCGGCGTCTTGTTGGCCCAGAACGTGGACGAACCGGTGCCCGATGCGGCAACGGTGTAGCTGGTGACGCCAGCGTCGTTGATAAGTCCGGTCAATCCTTTCTCCGACACCGTGGCGGTCGCGCTAATGCGGCCCGTCATGGCAATCTGATAAAGGCCGCGCTCAACAACCTGCCGCGACGTGAGCGGCAATTCAGCGCTCATGTTAACATTGGAGATAAGCGCCTGATTGGCTTCCTCCACGTTCCACGTGAAGCCCGACGCGACCATATAGTTAGGCGCGTTGAACTGATCGCGAGTGAGGCCGACATAAGGAATGTCGGTTGCCTGACCCGTGATGAACTTGGCTTCACCGGTTTTGTCCATCGCATACCACGTGGACGAAGCGGCCCAAGCCTGCCCTTCGGTCACAACCGAAAGGTGGCGGCGATAATCCGCGTTCTGGTACTTCCGCTCATAAACCTGCGGTTCGATATACGAGAGGTTGTTCTGAACAAAGCTGAGCGATGCCTGATCGCTAAGCGTCACGCCGCGAGCATCAGTGAGAAAAGCCATTTTACTATGCCCCTTTATGCGACGCGGTGATTGCCAAGCGCGATCTCAACGATCTGGCCTGCGGCAGTTGCGGTGGTATCAAAGCGTGCGTTCGGAATAGCAACATCCGTATTCACGTTGGTGTAGCGGCCCGATGCGGCGTTCCAGTAAACCGCGTCCCCGGCTGCGACTGCACCGTTGACCACGACATACATCTGGCCCTCGGTCATCAAGCCCGCCGTGGTATTCTGCGGATAGCCGTCCGTGATCGGGGTGCCACCGGGCTGGCGATGCTCGGGCGCAACGGTCTTGACCGCGATACCCATGAACTTGCCGCCAGCGGCGTAGAGGATGCAGGTATGATCCAGCGTGCCGCGACCCGCCGGAGCGCCGAACGCGAGGCCCGCTGCGGTCTGCACCGAGCGGCTGATAGCGTTGTACTTTTCCTCGTTCGCAATCTGGCCCATAACGCCCTTGGGATAGGCGTTGGTGTATGCGGTCTGCATGTTAAAGCTAGGCATGTTTCCTATCCCTTACTTGGCGTCGCTGCGCGGAGCGGTGAGGCCGTCGATCATGGCCTTACGGGCGGCTGCGGCCTTGGCTGCTACATCGCCGGTGGCAGTCGGGTCGCGATCAGCCATCACCTTGCGGAACGGGTCAACGCTGTCATCAACCTTGACCTTGCCAACCTCAATCTCAAAAGCCGCGTCAAAGAAGGCGTCGCTTTTGTCCTTGTAGGCATCGCCAAGAGCAACGAGAACCGCACCCTTTTTGATTTCCGCCTCGGTCATGCTGTCCTCAACCTTGAAGTCAGCCGCGATCTTCGTTGCGCCATCAACGATCTTCGCATAAGCCTTGGCGGCATCACGAAGCTGCTCCGGCGTCACCTTGCTATCAGCAAGTTCCTTCTTCGCAGTTGCTTCGGCGGCCTCAGCCTTGTCGGCGCGGTCGTTCGCATCCTTCAAATCGGTTGCGGCCTTGGCTTCGGCGTCCGTGAGCGCCTTTTCAGCCTTTTCGGCGCGGGTGCGCGCATCTGCCAGATTGGTTTCCAGCTTCTTGACGCCGCTTTCAACGGCGTCGTGATCCTCAATCGACACGCTAATGCCGTCAAAAACGAGCTTCTTCACGTTGCGCTTTTCCTTTTCAGGGTTCGGGGAAGTGTCTTCCACTGGCCATGCCGCATCCCCGATACGGCAGGTGTGACCGGCTCGGCCCGCTGGGACCAAAGCGATATGATCGCAGACGTAGCCGCCATCCATCACGGCTTCGTAAGGCTCGCCCTCGGGAGAGGTGCCGCGCTCAATGCGAATGTTAGTGCTGTAGCCAAGACTGATTTGCTTATGCGTTGACTGCGCAGCTTGAACGCCGTCATGGTCCATCAAAAGCATGTCCACAATTACATGCTTGCGGTCATCGGCTTCCGAAACAGCGCCGCCGCTATGGCCTACGGCATCGCGCTTCCACGATTTTGCCGACACGCCCTTGGGCGGGTGGTTCAACGTGACTGGCTTGTGGGCGATGGTGGCAAGGCTGGCGTCGTCAAACGTGAACTCGGGACTTCTATAGACGCCAACCAATTCGTTCGGATTGCCGTCAGTCATGCCAATTTCGCGCCGAGTGTACTGATAAACACCCGAACGGGCGACTTGAGCGCGGACAGCTAGATAGCCCTCGCCTACCGGCTTGGTGCTAGTAACGTCCAACTTATCTGTCACGCTAACGCGCAAGGCTCAAATCTCCGGCGTACTGTCAATCCGACGTTCGCGATAGCCTTATATCAGGAATTAAATATCTTTGCTAGACCCTCAAAAGCCTTAAGCGCAATCTCGTCGGCAGTAAGATTTTCCTCGCGTATCAAGTGAGCCGCAGTTTTATAATCTATCATAGTAATTTCAGAAAAAGCAGATAGCGCCATTTTTTTACCTTGAAATTCAACCCAAAAGGTATTTGTTTTATTTCTGGCTTGGTCTTTTGGAAAAGACCACTTGCAGTTGCCAGGCTCGTAATCTCCGTTAACATCTTTTCTATCTAATGTTTTACCTTCTGGCCTTTCCCCCATATCTGCGCAAAAATTATCAAAATTATCAATCCAAGGTTGATAAATTTTAATTCCCCTTCCTCCATATCTAAAATAATTTTTATCATTTTTGTTTAAACATCTTTGTTTCATTGTGGCCCAAGATTTATATTCGGGACCGTGAGTTTTAAATCTCACCCTTCCCCCGCACCCGCAACTCTTTGTTTTACCAGACATTAAAGCTGTTAATTGAACATCCTTTTCAATGCCACAAATACATTTACAGCGCGCGGTTCTTTTTGGATGGCTTGCTTCCCAAACTAGCGTCTGACCCTCGCAAATTACTTTTAAATATCCAAAATTTTCTTTACCGCGCAATATTTCTGATAGTGACATTTTCTTGCGCATTTAAAATAATCCTAGTTACTAAAACTAGGCTCTTATACCTTAAAAGCTTTCATTAGTAAACGTGGAAATGTTTTACCTATTTAAAATAATTGGCCTCTTTTGACACCGACAAAACGGCGCATACATTTCCAACCATATTGGATCATTAACCGCAAACCGCTTGCCCTGTCTAGCCAGATGGTGAAGCCGCGCCCGTTCTCGTGGCGTGTTATGCTCCCACTCCGCTACGGTTAGCCCTGCTTCCGCCATTCGCGCATCGGTCAAAGCCTTAACCGCATTATCCAACTCATTCTCAGCAATCCGGCCCGCTCTGGCGCGTCCAAGCTTCAACCCTTTGTTAATATCCCGCGCAACATCCTCCGCACTAGTGGCGGTACGCTGTCCCGCCACAACGGCGTTGACTATCCTGTTGCGCGCTTCATCGGATAGGGAGCGGGCTTGCACTAGAGCCGATGACACAGATTGCTTGGTGGTATCCGCCAACGGCATCGCCATCCACGTAGCATCAACCCCCGTAGCGGCCCTGACGTTCGCGATCCACTTGGCACGATGCCACGTCTCGACGCGCCCGAACAGGTCCGTGAAGCGCAGCGCCATTAGCGCCAGGAATATCGCTATTTCTTTGTCGCTGTTATCCGCTTCTGTGACCGGATCGCCGCCCGATGCATATAGCGCCAGCATGGTTGACGCGGTTGTGCGCCATCGGGTTAGAATTGGCGTGTAGATGCGGAGCAAGTCCGCTTCGAGCGTGGCGGATGGCTTGATGACGCGGAAGGGTTTGTTGCGGGTTGCTAGGCTGGGGAGTGAGTAGGGCATTAAATCACCAGCAACCTTTGCAATACTGCCCTATAATAGCCTGCGCACTGTTCCACGCATAGCGCCAAGTATTCTTAGTTGCGCCATTGTCAAAATAAACACGCTTGCACCACTCAAGAGCAAGCATGTTATCTATTTCATCAATTCTGCGCATATTTAACTCCCGCACCACCCGCTAGGACAACCGCCCTCGCCCAAATCTTCACGCAAATCATCGCCAAACAATTCATTATCACGCATCTTTTCACGTATTTCTTTTGGCTTATAGTTGCCGCGTCCTGCTTTAGCCCATTCGACCACTTCGCGAATGCCGGTAGCGCCCATCTTGAGCGATGGTCTAAACATTGCGCCGCGCACCTTGCCGTTCTTAGTTAATGGACCGTTGATACCTAATTCTTCTTCTAATTCCTCAATTTCTGCGATGCGCGGCTCATCATCTGCGAGCACTAGAATATCATCGCGGTTTGCGTTGATGCACGGCGAGCATTCCATAGATCGATGCGGCAGTGGCTTAATACCAGCCATATCAAGAAAGCTGTTGCGCGTGGCAACGTCCCACTCTGCCATTGGCGCAAGCAAAACACGCCCGCCATGCGAGGGGCTTGCGGCCATAAAGTGAGGATATGACTTGCGGTCCTCGCCTTCTTCGCGACGGACGCCAACTAAACAAACAGCGCGCTTGTCTGGGTCGTTTTCCTCAAGCCATCGTTCGCCGGGTTCAATCTTTAGGATGCCGCTGCACCACTGAACCATTTGTGACGGAAAAGCTTTTTTCTGACGAGCAAGCCCCTTAAAGCCAATAGACTGCGTTCGATCAGTTTTAAAACCAAGCGACTGCGCCCATTTCTCCATGCGCTCCACACGCAGCATCCACCATGATGCAGACCATTGCGTATCGGAATACACAATAGTTACGTCCTGCAAACCTTCCTTTGCGGCCCACTGAATAAGAGCGCAGCTATCGTTGCCGTAGCTTGAAAAGATTACAAATCTCATCGCTCTGCCTCAATCATGCGCTCAAAAGCTTCAATTTTGCGCTCTAGTTCATCACAAATTTCTGGGCATTCGCCATACAGCGCATCTAGCTGCGATTGCGCATCTGACCATTCGTTGACCAAATATTCCATTCGCGTCATTGCTACCTCCATATGCGACGGCCACCGTAGAGCAATGACTAGCCTAGTCAACCGCTAATTACGCAATCGCCCATGCCTGCTCACAAATCTCACCAAACCGCCCCGTTTGGCGGTCAAGCGCCGCACCGAACAGGCGCTCCAAGCAAACGTAAGGATCGGGCGCACGCAAGCGATACCAGCGCTGCACAGCATTGGCCAGATGCTCGATATCCTTATGCTGCTGCGGTGCATCGTCCAGCGGCACCGGCAATGGGTCGTGCAGCACGGGACACCATTTCAGCCCCATAAACTCCGCAACAAGAGCATGGGCGGCATCATGCTCCACGGCATACCTATGCCAATCATCACCATACCCAGCCCACCGTGCAATACGGTGATACTCGGGATCGTCCGCAACGCCGGACAGGTAGAAATGCCGCACCACGCCGTCACTGAACACGTTGGTTATCAGGTCGGGCGAGGCGGTGATTACGCAGTGTTGGAAGGGGATGGTGATCATGTCCCACCCCGCCACCGATACAGGCAACCCCGCGCCCGATACTCAACCTCATCGCGACTATCGCCGCGCACAAGAAAGAACGGCTCCGCATAGGCGGCTGCAATCCACTTGCCGTATGCGTTTTGATAGGTGTTGTAATTACGCATCGGGCGGGCCTCCAATCAGGATTACCGTGTCACATTCATCCTCACCGTCACACGCGATTTCCGCCGCCTCAATCAGCAACTCCGCTTCATCATCCGGCAAGCGACGCGCTTGCGTGAACGATAGCCCAAGTCCCATCAGGCGCAGAACGCGATCGGCGTGGAGGAGGTCGCGGATCATGCCTCGGGATGGATGCCGTGGTGGTAGCTAACAAACTCATCCCGCGCCACCGGATGGCAGGGGCGGGTGAATAGCGATAGGAGGTAGGCTAGGAGACGCATTAGCAAGTTGCCTTTGCGCCGCTAGTGTCGGTAACGCAAGTCGCAATCAGCGGCTTGCAATCAACCCGCCTCCACCAATCGTTAGGGTAAGGATGCGCCGGATACGGGATGGCAGGCGGTAACTTGCTCAAATCAAGCGGCGGCACTAGCGGCTTAGCGCCAACAGGCGGCGTCACCTTGACGAAAACAGTTTGCAGATGATCCTTGATCGACTGCCACTGCTCGGCGGTAGGGCGATCTGCCGTCAGTTCAGCAAAGCCTTGCATCCAGTATGCGAATTGTTCAGCCGTCATTCTCACCTCCATCAACGATAGGTGCGTAAGCATCCAACATACGCCGGACCTCTGCTACGGCGTCCTGCGCCGACATGCCTTGCGCTGTCAAGCGTTCAATGGCGGTTTCTACCTCGTTGTCGTTTTCCGCCTCACTCGCGTTCGGTAGCGGCTCAACCTCCCCTACCGCCTCATAATCGCGGTATGCATCCTCTGCGCCGGGGTAGTCGCCGCTGTCTACAATCTGACCTTCCGCCAGCTTCATTAGGACTTGCTCGGGCACTGCGCCGCTGTCGGCTAGGGTTTTGATGGCGTCCGCTCGGGTTTTGGCTGTGGTGGCCTTGGTGGCGGCGCTGTCAACCGCAAGCGGTGCGAACGTAAACCACCAGTCCTCATCACGCTTGCCAGTAGCGGAGCGCAGCAACACCTCATCAATCATTTCAAGTCGTGGGCGCATGGACATTTCCTGCCTTGCGCTAATCAACTCATAATATGCGGCAGTATCAGCCTCGCCAGTAGCGTTGAGGCCAGCCGGTGAAGTGCCAAGCAACCTAGTTAAAGGAACCTGACTTGCCCCTGCAACTGCTTGCCAGAACATCGTCTGCATTTCTGGCATGTTAGAGAAATTCACTTGGAAGCTATCCCAAGCCTCGCCGACTTCGTTACTATTGCGCGCGCCGCCGAGTATCCGAGTGCTGAATAGACCCTCAAAGGCTTTCATCAATTGAATACGCGTTTTTAGCTTTGCCTCGCCATCCTGCGTAGAGGCAATTTCAATCAAATTAGGAATGGTTACAGTATCGGTCTTGGCCTTTTGCACCAGAGCCGAAAACGATGCTTGCGCAGCATCAGCATCCATAATGCTTTGATTGATTGAATACAGTAGCGGATCACTCCACCCGCCTTGCGACATGGCGATATGCTCCGGCATATCTTTAGGCGTGAAGCGCACGATGCGGCTCGGGTCAACGCGCGCGTAATTGCCGTTGCCCGCGTTAATCAGGTATTCGGTCGGCTCGCCATAGCGCGGCGATCCGGGGTCCAGCACAAGGCTAGGCACACTGATTTCATGGCGACTGATCGTGTGAATGTATTTTAGGTCGCCCTGCTTAACCGTCGTCACGTCTAGCGGTTCGGCAGGATTATCGTTGCGAACGCCAAGCATCATCACTGCGCCGCCGTAGAGCCGCGATAGCGTCTCACAGCGCACCATCTTGCTCTTTAGACCGACGCGGCGTTCCTCACGCTCGATTAACGTAATGTCATCGGGATCAGCAGACCACGTGCGCCAGTTGCGGCAGCTATCAATCGGGATAGCGTCGTGGATTGCCGCTGACAGCCACGACGTGCGATAGCTGTTATCAATCTGATCGCGCGTGAGGATCGGCGGTGTGTAATAATTTGACCGGCTCGGGTCCAAATGCCCGCCGAGGCCGGTGAGCAACGACTGCATCCCGTCTGCGATGAATACGGGCTTAGCGTCATTGACGCGGTAGCTGTAGCTAATGTTGGTCGCCATGCCTTGACATTACAGCAAAAGGGGCGGCGCGTATATACGCCGTCCCTGTCTGAATAACGTTGCGGGCTTCTAGGTCTTTGACCATGGCGGGCGATGGCGGCTCGGGCCGTTTGGGGTAGATGCGGGCGGGGTTACGCTTGGGCATCGCCGCCCCACTTAGCATTGTAAGCTGCAAAAGCAGCCTTGCTTGCCTTGCGCTCCTTAACCGTGGCGAACCATGCTCCGCCCAGTCCGGTAGCCAACATCACGCCAGCAATAGGCAGCGCATTAGGCCGCAAATCAGCGCCCATCCATAGCATCCACAAAACGCCGAACGGCACAAATAGCAGCACCGCGCAAAAAACGGCAATCATCCGCCAGCCCGCACCCGCGTTGCACGCCGATGTGTAATCTTGAACAATTTGGCGGCTGTCCTTCCAGCCTTGGTTGTAGGCTTCGCTTAGCAATTCTTTTGCATCAGCCATCACAACCCCTCCAAAAAAGCATTAACCCGCTCACTATCCGTAGGCTTGGGTGGTGTCGGAGCGTTGCGGATCGTGAAGCGGTCGAGATACCAGCGGGGGATGCGGTTGCCGTTTGGGGTGCCGCGCGTCACGATTGCGCCCATTGTGACCAATAGAATGGCCAGAAAGCAGCCGCCCCTATTGCGACAATACCACTCATATCGGACGCAACGCAAATAGTTGTAGGCGGACAGTTGGCCTTTTGCTCAATATATTCTTGATGCGAGCGCGATCCCGCATGGCCAAAAGTAAAAATAGCAACAGCGACGTAAATTACATACGCCGCAATCTGCCATCGCTTCAATTTATTCACCATCAATCTCCTTCAAAACCTGCTCCACAACATCAACCGCCACACCCGACTTGGCCGCAATGGTTTCGGCGCGGGTGGGAGTGCGGATTAGGCCCAACTGACGCAGTACCAACATGCGCGGATATTCTTCACCGCTGGTATTCTTGTGCAACCAATCGAGCGCTTCCGCCTCACTCATCTTCCGCAACGTCACGGTTTCCGTGTCGGGGGTGGCGGGTTGGCGGGGTGTGTAGCCGATTACATCAAGAGCAAGAGGCGTTGGATTTCCAGGCCAACCCCTCATCCACCGTTCCTTTACGCCACCAATATTGCCAACGGTGCCGCCGTAATAGATTACGTCGTTTTCATCCCAATCCTTGGGAGCGTCCTTACCGCCCGGCCAATACACGAACGACGTGCTGTGTTCGGCGTTGTAGCGGGCTACTTGGTAATAGGGGTGGTTGGCGGAGAGACGGATCGATACCGCGCTAGAAAAATCACCATCATCCCAATTGCGGGCAAGCGGGTACTGCCGCCGCAATTCAGACGGCTTGTTTTCCCAAATCATCCAAATTTCATCATCTGGCAGTAGCCATTGCGGGCGCAATCCGCCCACTTTAATGTCATCACCCCATTCCATTACAAAATCCCTCCAAACCAAAGCCAGCCGACAACCGGCAGCGAACATAAAAACCAATCCGTAGGCGTAGCCTGCGATACAATCTGCATAATTCTAAACATCGAACAGCTCCAAATGCCCCGCAGCCTTAGCAGCCCTGCGTTCGGACGCAACCTTTATTTGTCGCAAAAACCCCGCCGCATCAAACGGCTCAATCCACACCCGATCCACGACATATTCAAAAAATATCGCAGTCGCCTTGTCACTATCCCCGCGCGGGCGGTTCATGTCCATACAAATATTCGCATCGGGTAGCGTCATAGGATGTCCGAACATCCAATCGCAGAACGGGTATAGTTTACCTACGGGCAGCAGTGAGAAGGCGACGTTGGGCACGTTTCAGGGTTTCCCGTTCCCATAGGATTAGGTGATGGCAGTAATGCCCGTCATGGGCATCATCGGCGTATTTCGAGTGCATCGTCGTCCTCGCTTGGTGGGATTACGCGGGCTATTGCTAGGGCCGCGATTGGAGATAGGGCGAGCCATGCTATGAAAAAGTAAAACATTGGTTAGCGCTCCCGAACGATGGCTGGCAAAAAGCAACCGGCAATGACTATCAGTACGCCAGCCACAATCTGACCATTCACAATAAGCGAGCCGCCAGCGCCGCCAAGGCACATACTCGGTAGATACTTAATCATCGTAATCCTCCCTTATCCGCGCCCGATACTCCGCCGCATCCGCCACATAACCCGCATAATCCTCCCAACACTCAACCGCCAACACATCCCAGCATTCTATCGGCACATCCGGCTCAACAGACTGTATCTCGACGCTCTCCGGCTCGCCTGGATCGGTGAGGGTGGGCGGGTAGCCTCGGTGGTGCGTGTAGGTGACGGTTACTTCTTGGGTGGCGTCGTTGGGGAGGGTTAGGGTGGTGGTTAGGGTGTGGTGGGTCATGCGTCACCCCCATGCCTATCAGGCAAGCAGTCATTAATATAAGTGCTGCCCGCAAGTTTGTTCATGCGCTTTTCCCACGCTTTCCTCTCGGGTTTGCGCAATCCTGATTTAGCATCCTTACGACTAGTACGCTCTGCAATGCACGTAACTTTGTCAGTTACGGCACTATAAAAAGTCCTGTATCCGGGAGGCGCAACCTCAAGTCCGCCGACGCCGCTATCAATGGTATGGACCCAGCAATACTCACCTTGTTGCGCCCACCCCTCGGGAAGCTGCCACCAGCCGCGCTGAAATAGGATGATACCGCCAGCGCGCACGCGACGTTCACCGCCAAGCAGGAAACCGTCCGGTGCCTTAATGTCGTTATCCCGATTGTCTTTCATCACTTCCTCCATAAATCAACACCCCAACCCTACACCCCTAAAAACCCCCGTCAAGCACTAATTTCCATAAACCGCCTCTCTCACGGCGCGCCTACCATGCGACACCCGAGACTTAATCGTGCCAATCGGCACCCTCATAGCCTCCGCTATCTCGGCATATTCCTCGCCCATCGCAGCGGCCATCAACGCTTCGCGCTGGCGCTCGGGCAATGCCCCAACCGCGCCCACAGCCCTACCAGCCTCTAACGCCACCTCCTGCGCCCCTTCTACCGGTTCATCCCAATAATCCGGCATAGGTCCGTGAAACTTGTCCCTACGCCGCTGTGCCAGCCACACGTTGCGCATGATCCGGTATAGCCATGCGCCTAGTAGGCCCTTCGATGGGTCGTGCTTGTTGATTAGTGCGGACAGCAACGTGTCCTGCACCAAATCTTCGGCGTCAGCGGGGTTGCGAGTTATGAGGCGGGCTTGACGGGTTAGCTTGGGGATGGTGGCTAGGAGTGAATCATGCATCAACTTTCGGCCTGCATTCCCGCATCAAGCGCTTGAAATCATCAGTCGCGGGTGGGAGCTTGCGGAAGCGGGTGGCGTCCCAAGCAGTGTTATCACTTGGATTTGGGTCTTCTGCTACTTCCGCCCAAATACTTCCGTCTTTGCACTTTCCCATATCGCTAACACGATAAATGCCACCCTTTTTAGGGTGCCAGTACGAAGCTGTCATGGCGCTACGCCCATCAACACAAACCACAACATCCCCAACATCATAATCAATCACGCCCGCCTCCATCAATAGCATTCATCCGCGTGCGCAAAGCGTGCATCTGCCGCGCAAATTCCCGCATATCGGCCCGCGCCACGCCTTCCAATTCAACCCGGCCCTCATAGCTGAGCCGATGCAGCCGCTTCAACACCCGCTTCATCGCCACCTTGCAATGCGCGTACTTGTCGGAAGCGCGGTAGAACCACTCATCATCGGCAATATCGGCTGCATCGCGGGCCTTGATGGTGGCCATGATGTTTTCCGCCATATCTTCGGCGTGGTCGTACCAGCCGATGAGGGTGGTGGTATCGGTGGCGGTGTCGATCTGGGCTTTGGTTGCTGTCATTTCTCGGTCGTTCATTTCTTTTCCCTAATGGCCATTACAATCATTGCGGCGCTTGCCAAAATGGTATCTGCGGTATGATTTGGCTTATCGCCAAACAGCCAATACCAAAGAACATCCATGATGGAAAATATCAGCAATGCAAGTGCAAAGCGCCCTAGATCACGCCATTCCATCACTTCCCCTCCTCCCGCGCCCGGTCCCCGGCTTCGCGGAGTTTGGCGACTACTTCGGATTGGGTGCGGCGCTCGTCATCGTTCCATTCCTCAACAGCGCCCACCCCATCAACGCCAATAAATCGAGCAAAATAGCGATCCGCTTCCATGCTATCGCTAAATGAAGAAACTTTCAGGGTTGCCCCAGTTAAGCACCAGCAAAAAGCAGCGCCAGAGTTTGATTGCACATAGCGACCATCTTTGTCTCGTCGTATTTCCCCCTGTGTCCACCGCCCCTCGCCCTCAAGCAAGTCGGCGGCGGCGTAGAGGGTTTCGCTGATTGATTTGGTCATTTCTTCTTATCCTTCCTATCATTAGCCATTTTGGTCAATTGCGTACCCAACGCCTCAACCATATCCCAGCCTAGCGCCAGCGGCTCGCAACTCCAAGCAATTTCACCCTCGCCATCATGGCAACCGATACGGATCGACATGAGCGCCATGCCTTCCCAATTATCGTCTAGTTCAACAATGGCATCTGCGCTACCGTGCAGCTTGACGGTGGTTTCCACGGTTACTTCCTGCATTATTCACCTCGTGCTTTGGCTAGAGCGGCTTGCGCCTCGCTTTCCGCTACAGCCGCAAAAGCCAATGTTTCGTCATCACGATCATTCAACATGCCTACCGCGTCGATGTAGGCTGACATTCTAGCTGCCATAAAGCGAAGCCGCTTAGCCGCCTCTTCCAACGCCTCATAAAGTTCAGGCGCGGCGGCGATTAATTGGGCGTTGGCGGCGCGCTCGGTGTCAGGCTTTCCCGCAGCCAAAGGCTGGCATGGCTGAGCCTGCGCAATGGCGCGATTGCCGTCGACCGTAGATACATCGCCAACGGCACCCCAACCCATAGGATCAACCGCCCATGGCCCCTGCGTCCAGTCAGTCATCACTCACTCTCCCCAATCTGCGCCGCCAAGGCTTTTAGCGCGGCGGCGGTTAGTGCTAGTGGTGGGGTGGCGGCTCCCACATCACCGCTAATGGTTTCAGCCGACGTGCCGCGATAGATGCACGCGACGCCCATACCGCCCTCACGGCTAACCGAATAGTCGTGACCGGCTGGCACTAGCGTTTCTGCCACGTCCAACGACCCAGTAAACTTCACCCATGCGGTATCGCCATGCGCCGGAAAGCCCATGCGCCACGCGGTCCATGTCTGATCGTGAAACAACTTGGCAATCGCCTCGTCAATCTCCCGATCCACCCCCAACGCCGCCTCACACCGCGCCGCCAAATCCAGCAACAAGGCGCGGCGGGTCATGCTGCGTCCCCTGCGCTGTCGTCATCGGCAAGCATGTACCACATCGGTTCGTGATAAATGTCGCTGGGATCACGCTCCCAGGCCCATCCTCCAGCACTTAAAAAAGAAGATGACTCCCAGTCCCCATTCTTGACACGGCAAAGAGTGTTAGGTGCCAGCGGGCAGGGGCCATCGTCATGCAAAATCCAAACGTTTTTCATCACTCATTCCTCCATCTAACCGCCCAACCCCTACCCCCACAAAAATCACCCGTCAACGCTTATTTTTCGCTTGTGTTGGGCGGGCGGGGTGGTATGGGTGGGGTTGGTTATGGAGGATGATATGAAAGAGAAAGAAAAATCACTTTACGATAGCATGGTGCATGGTTTGCGTTCGCAAGGCTGGTCAAAATCAGATGCAGAAGCCGAAGCCTTGGCTCGCATTGACGCAAAAAGACACCGCGCATGACCACCATCGAAAAGCTGGCCCGAGCGATAGCTAAAGGCGCTATATCCGAATGGGATAGCGCAGAGCGAGGCTGGCAAACCGTTGAGCAATGCGTTGACGATAGTTGGCGCGATTGGCTACCCGACGCCCACGCCTGCCTGACGGCCCTACTTGAGCCAACGGAAGCGATGGTGGAGGCGGGGTTCTACGTGGAAGGCATTGATTGGCAAACTGACGACGCCGGACGCCCGACAACATCGCTCCACGTCTGGCAAGCCATGATCCGCGCGGCATTGGAGGGAAGGCAATGAACCCCACCCTAACCCTATTAATCGCCGCTATCGCCTGCGCCATGTGGTCCATTGAATGGATCAAGGATGGTGTTCAATCGTCCAGCTGGGATCGCTGGACCGACATTGGCGCTGGCGTCGGATATGGATGCGCGGCAGTGCAGTTGGGAGTTTGGACGGTTGTGGGGATGCCGCACTAAAATAACTGTTGACACCCCACCCACTCTCGCTAAACTGACCCCACAAACACGGAGGATGACATGCAAATCCGCTACAACATCATCGACCGCACCACTAACGAAGTCATCGGCTACGCCCTCACCTTGTCGGGCGCGCGCCGCGTCAGCCGCTCGGGCGACTTCGGCCTTAACCTCGGATACCGCAAGGTGTCGCTGTGAAGCCCTGCAACGCCACTGGCGCAATGCCCGCCGGTCCCGTCATTCGCGTTCACTCCGGCGGCGGTCACGGTAGGGCGCGCATCACCAATGAGCGTGGCGTGGCTAGTGAACGTTTTCTTGAGCGTAACGCCCGTCAATTCGGTAGCATTTTGGAGTGCGGTCAGTCATATCTCACTTTGGAATGGGGGCGCGTGGCCGCGTTCACTCGTGCAGCTAATGCAGCGGGCATTGAAATTATTCGTTGACGTATTGATGGGACTGGTTTAGGCCGGTCCCACAATTGATGGAGGCAACAATGCAATACTACACCCCCGAACAAGCCAACGCCCTGGCCCGTCCCGTTAATCAGCCGCTGTTGAAGCGATCGGAAGCCGATATGGCGCGTGCGCTGCGGGCACTGATGTGTGAGCCGCGCCGTGGTTGAGTTGGGTGAGATGCTTGAGGCAATGGTTGCCATTCAGATGGCCGCGTATCCCGTTGTGTGGACCGAGGATGAGCGACGGGAAATGGCCTTGGTGCATTTGGGTTTGATGGAGGATGACGCATGACCCAACAATGGCACACCGCGCCCTCAACCGAGGGCATTATACTCGACACCAAGATTGACGATCACAACGGCTGTCGCAACGAAGGGCAGTTGATCCGCAAAAGCAATCTGTGGTTCACGTCTGACATGGCGATGTACGTCTATTATCAGCCTACACATTGGAGGTATCCGGCATGAGCGCTTTCAAGGTTGGGGATCGGGTGCGGTACACCGGAGCCGAAGAATGTCTTTCGCCCTACGTTATCGGCAAAACCGGAACCATTACCGGTGAACCGCGCCAATCGAACGGTGGCAATTGGGATGATGAATCATATTGGTCGGGATATTTCCCCGGCAATTTAGAATTGATTGACCCCACCCTCGAAACCCGCGCCCTAGACCTGATCCGGCGGATTGCTACCGGATTGGTTGCCAGCACCGTTGCAGCCGATGAGGCCCGCGCCATCATGAAGGATGCGGATCTGGATGTGGATGAGGCAGAGGCGGAAAAGGTGTTGACCGAATTAGGTTTGCAATGCCTTTCGCCATCTGCATCATTTCGCAAGGCAACGGTAGCCGCCATCCGTCGCGGACGTGCGCTTGAGCGGGGTGAGGGGTGATGAATTTGGTAGCGCTGGCGTGTGCCTTGGCACCAATGGCTTTAATCTTTGCCCCGTTCTACGTCCCCGCGTTGTGGCAAACCATCGAACCCCGCATTCAACCCATCCACCCCGCCGCCGAACTGACGATAGGGCTGTTGGAAATCGGAAAGGGGTGGCGCAAAGGCGGCGGCCATGCTAAACACCGCCAGCCGCACCCGCCTGACCAAAGCCGTAAAAACGTTTGCATCCGGCCAACAAGCCGCTAAGGATGAGGTTGCGCTTCGTGAGTTTGCGCTTCGGGTTAGTGAGTATTTTGAGAAGGGATGATGTGATGAAATACGACAAGGTATTTACGGTTGAAAGAAACGGAATTGTTCGATCATGTCATTATGACGATGTTCGTGCTGGGGACAGGATTAGAAGTGTTGCCCTTGATAAGATTGAGGCCAAGCCCTCCACCCCCTCTAATGAGGAACTAACACAGCGGATGGAGGTCGCGCCCGAGACGCAAGCGCGGCTGGTGAAGCTGGT